CGTTATTGGTCGTACTGGCCTCAAAATGAGTATATTGGTGATTTATTAAAACTTTGGGAAAGTGACGAATACACGTTTCTTTCTCAATATATGCAGCGGCCACGCTCATTGACGGGAAATCTGATTGATACGGACTGGTTTAAACGTTACGCACATTTGCCGCAACTTACTCACCGCGCTGTCTATGTCGATACAAACTCTGGCAAGGTGGAAGACTATAACGACTATACCGTGTTTACGTTAGTTGGAATGGGGATTGATGGCAATCTTTACATCATTGATAGCGTTCGCGGCAAGTGGGACCCGGAAGATCTGTTAAAAACCGCAACGGAGTTATGGGATAAGTGGAAACCCTACGACAGAAGACGGCCAGTCCCATTGCGTCATATGGGTATTGAGGATAAGCAAGCCGGGCAAGGACTCATTACCACGCTGAAAAAACGTCGAAGTATTCCCGTCTTGGAAATCCCTCGCGGCGCGGGCCAAAACAAACTAATTCGCTGCTTGAACAGTATCCCTCAAATGAAAACCGGGAAAGTATTCATCCCGGCACTGATGACTGATGACGGGCAAAAAATTGAACAAGTTTATTACGCAGATGGTGCGATTGCCGCATCTACTGACTGGGTAATGCCCGCACTGGCTGAATGCGCTGATTTTTCAGCAGACGATAGCCATAAAAATGATGACATTCTCGATACGATCATGGATGCAGTCGAGATTGAATTAATTACTGGAACAACTATCAGTTATGACAAATGGGTTTAATGATGATGGATAAACTGGAGTTCGGCGGTAAGCCACGGATTCGCCTGACAGCTGACGGGATAACTAACGTCATGACCGGAATGGGTACAGACCGCGACAGACGCATGTATAACCGTTTTATGTTTGGCATGATGCAAGATTTCGCTGAACTGGAGGCGGCTTATATTGAGAACTGGATAGCTCGCTCGATTGTCGATATTCCCGTTGATGATGCTACTCGCGAATGGCGTTCGTTTTCATCTGATGAGGCTACAGCTATTCGTAATGCTGAGAATCTATTTAATGTTCAGGGAATAACGCAAGAAGCATTTAAGTGGGCTGGCGTGTATGGCGGTGCTGGCGTACTGATGATGACAGATCAGCCGCTTGATAAGCCGTTCGAATTAAACAGAATCAAAAAAGGTTCGCTTAAGCGCCTGCTAGTTCTTGATCGCATGTTTATTAACGGCCAGCAATATAATGTGACAAATCCCTTGGCAGATAATTATATGCAGCCTGACTATTACGTCGTTAATGGGGGTACACAGCAAATTCATTACAGTCATTTTGTCAGAGCGCCGGGGGCTGCATTGCCAATGCGCTTACGTATGATTAATGGCGGTTGGGATGACAGTAGATTGCGGCGTTGTATGGAAGATGTCAAAGATGCCGCTTCTGCAAAAGGCGGGATCGCTTCTCTGATTCAGGAAGCCAATATTGACACAATCAATCGGGAGAACCTCGCTACAGAGTTATCATCGGGTGACATGGATGAGGCTATAGCTAAACGCTGGAACACATTTGGCATGATGAAATCTTTGTTCAGAATTGCATTGCTTGATGCCGATGAAGTGCTGGACAGGAAACAAATCTCATTCGGTGGGTTGGCCGAAGTTTTGTATGTATTGATGGAATGGACCTCTGGTGCTACCGGTATCCCAATGACACGATTATTCGGCATTCAAGCTAAAGGGCTGGGTGATTCTGGCAAAGGCGATATGGATAACTACTACAATACAATTCGGGGCAGTCAGGAGACGCAATATCGGCCATTCCTAAAAAGGATTGATGAGGTACTTGTTCGCTCTACGTTGGGTGCATATCCAGACGGGATTGACTTTGAATTTGCACCACTTTCACAGCCGACAGATACGGAATTGTCAACTCAGCGGCTGGCTGACGCACAAGCTGATGATATTCGGCTAAATCAGCGAGTAGTTAAGCCATCACAAGTGGCTCGAAAGTTAATGGAGCAGGGTGTTTATGGTATTGCAGAATCTGACATCGACGAACTTGTTAGCGACGAAGAAGCAGAGCGGGCCGGTGATTATCAGTTCAAGCTTGGAGACCTTGCAGGACCTGATAAAGAAAACACCGGTCAGGCGCAGAGCGCCGATTAGACCCATCAAGCCGCCAGACAAAACAGAACGTTATTACTGTGCGCAATTACGCGAAATAGTTAGACAGATGGCGCAAGCAGTCGATGAGACGCTAACGCCAGTCATCCGCCGCAATTATACCGCTGATAGCTATCTCACTGACATTATCAAAGAGGCCATCAGGCAAGCATCAGAGTTGTTTTTCAATTCAACATTTGGACAACAGACAGAGCGATTAGCGCAACGTGTTGTCAGTCGGGCTGAGTCTGAAAGTTCCGAAGCGTTTGTTGAACAAATTAATCGGGCTATCGGTATCGATATGACCAGGTTAATGGTCAATGAATCCCTCGTTGATTATTTTGATGCATCTGTGGAAAGCAATGTTGCTTTAATCAAATCACTGTCATCTGATTATTTTGATGATATTCAGCGCGAGGTGATGGACGGTATTTTGCGTGGTGATTCATTGACTAACATTGTTCGAAATATTCAGTCAGTGACTGGGGCGACATACAAGCGAGCACGTTTAATAGCAAGCGACCAGACATTAAAAATACACAGTGATATTACACGCAAGCGTCAGCAATCAGCCGGTATTGATCGTTTTCGTTGGGACACTTCGCAAGATGTAAGAGTGTCTGGTAATCCGGCTGGCAAGTATCCAAATGCAAAAATTAAATGCTTCATGATAGCCCGTGCTGATGTTGGTCATGGCCGGGGGGTCTATCTTTGGTCGCGTGGTGCTAGCTATGCAGGTGAAACAGGACTATTCCCCGGTAGAGCACATGTTAAATGTCGCTGTAATGGCACTCCATTAATCAAAGGTCTTGATTACTAATTAAATAGGATTATTACATGCGGATTACTGTATGTGATCGCGTGTCTTACCCTGTCAATTCACAACGTGAAATCACGCCAGAGGGTTATTTAAAAGTCCCTGGCAGGGTTGCTCGCGTCGGTATACAGCAATATCTAGCGTCCGAACTGGGATTGACGGATAGGCCACCCGGTCAAATTGTTAATGTTTATCGCCCGTATGAGGAAGTATTTTCTCAATCGAGCTTGGGTAGTTATGACAATGTGGATGTCACAATTGATCACCCTGGAGAGCTTGTTGATTCCAATTCATTTAAGCAAGTCACAGCAGGGCATGCAATTTCTTCGGGAAGACAAGACGATGATTATGTTGTCGTTGATTTACTTATCAAAGATCAAGCGGCAATCAACGCAATAAACGGAGGTAAGGCGGAATTATCCGCAGGATACACATCTGAATATGAAAAATCGTCTGGCGTTTCACCAGACGGGACACACTACGAATTTATTCAACGCGATATCACTATTAATCACATAGCACTATGTGACCGAGCGAGAGCTGGACATCGCGCGCGATTATTTGACCATAAACCCACCGGAGTAACACCCATGTTTAAAGTTGTACTCGATTCTGGCGTACACGCAACAGTCACTGATGAAGCAACTCAGCAGTTGATCCAATCAACCATCGATGGACTGAAAAAACGCGTTAAAGACGCAGAGGAAGAAAAAGAAAAGGCCGAAGCCGCCAAAGATGAGGCAGAAAAGGAAAAAGAAGAAGCAGAGGCCAAAGCTGACGCTAAAGATGAAGAAATTGAGGAGTTAAAGAAAAAAACCTCTGAGGATTCAATCTCTAAACGTATCTCTGATGTCATGTCTGCGCGAGATGCTGCAATGAAAATTGTGGGTACCGGTTTTAACTGTGACTCAACCGATCCATTAAAAATCAAACGCGCTGCACTTGATGCGGCAGGTATTAAATGTCGCAAATACACTGCATGGGATAAAGCCCCGGACACATACGTTTCAGCTTATTTTGATGCAGAAGAAGAGCGTCGGGAAGGTGAGGACGACGAAGAGACCGAAGAAGAAAAACAACAGGCTAATGATTCGCTGAAAAATTTCAGCCGTGACATGCGCAAAACAAAGACGACTGACGCCCAGTCTATGCGCGACAGCGCTCGGCAAGAGTGGATGGACAAGCGTTATGGTAAACAACCGGAGAAAAAATAATGGCTATTGCTCAAAACGATTTTACGCTGTTCCGCGGTAAGGCGTACGAAGGGCAGGTTTCAACGATTGATGTTTATGAGGCAATTTCTCGCCGCGTTGAAACTGCCTTGATCCCATTCGGTCGCGCGGTAGTACGTGGCACTAAAGAGCGCTCATGCGCCCCGGTCTCGTCAATAACTACAGCCGATCAGGTTATCGGTTTCACTATTCGCACATTAGCAGAATTTAGCAACAGCATGCCGATGAATCCGCCGAATTACCAAGTCGGCTATGACATCAATCATATCGCGTCTGTACTTCATCGTGGGCCAATGCATGTGCTTTGCGTTGATGGCGCTGAGGCAGGACAAGTTGTTAGTGTCATTTTGAAAGAGGGTGCAGATCAAGGCCGCCTGACCACAGGAATGGGGGCCGGTCTACTGGTGTTAAACCAAGTGAAATGGGTAGATGACGTGAAAGCCGGTGAAATTGGTGAAATTCGCGTTGATGGCATTCTGAATGTCTACGTAGAAGGGAAATAATTCATGAGAAAAAGTGTTTTTGACGTCAGCCCGGTAGCTGCATTGTCTTTTTTGGTTCAGCAAGCGGCATATATTGAGTCCGAAATCTATCGGATGGAATATCCGCAGTTTAAATACAATACACTGTTACCTCTTGATGACAGTGCGCCGGACTGGATAAAGGTCGTGGCTTTCCGCTCGATAGATGCACGCGGTGAATTGCAGGTATTTGGGCCAAACTCTACTGATGTCCCTACTGTAGACATTGCCATGAGTCAAGGTTTCCAAGAAATTAAAATGGCGGCGCTGGGTTATACATATACGCTGGAAGAGATTGGCTTCGCCATGCAGAACAATATCAGTCTTGATGCTGAGCGCGGGCAAGCGGTGCGTGATGTGGTAGAGCAAGGGTTGAACAAGATCTACTTGCTCGGCCATGATGACATTGGAGAGGGACTTTACACTAGCAAAAATGTGTCAACAGAGGCAGCAAAAGCCACACTGAAAGCATTGATTGCTGATATACCAACAAAGGGAACGCAGCCAGTTATTGACTTTTTCGGTGCGGCGTATAGTCAGGTTTACTTAAGCAATACGATGACAGTTCATCGTCCGAATACTTTTGTATTACCACCAACGCAAATGCAGTTGCTGATGCGCACGCTGTTATCAACTCAGAACGCCTCAAATGTCACGTTGCTTGAGTTTTTGCGTACCAATTTCCGGGATATGGATTTTGATGATGACATTTTACTTAACGGTACCGGGGCAGGCGGCAAAGATCGCATGGCCGTGTACAAGAAGGATAAGCGAGTTGTTAAAGGCCATGATGTGATGCCAATGCGCTTTCTGGCTCCTGCCACTGCCGA